CTATGGAGCCCTACATGGAGGTAGATGGCTTTCCCATTAACGCTGGTGATATTGTTAAGGTTAAGGGCGAATATGGGACTAAGTTCCAGTTTCGTGGTGTAACTACTAATACTATTACTGGATCTACATGGGTAGACTGCTATGAAATCTTTAGGGGTAAGCCTCAGCAATTCCGAGCTTTTAAGGAAGACCGTATTAAGCGAGTACCACAGCGTGGAAAGCGAGCAAAGCGTGTCAGCCAATCCTGAGGATCAGGTAGTTCAGCACTTAGACACTGTTAATAAGGTTGTTGGAGAATACCTAAAGGGCAGTGACCCAACTAAGATTTCTAAAGAGCTAGATATTCCCCGCACCAAGGTGACCTCTATGATTAAAGAGTGGCAGGCCATGGCTGCAGATAATACTGTTATTCGTGCCCGTGCTAAGGAAGCTCTTGCAGCTGCAGACGAACACTACAGCAGACTGATATCAAAAGCCTACGAGGTAATCGATGAGGCCACCACTACTGCAGACCTTCGCAGCAAGTCTGGCGGTATCAAGCTGGTCATGGATCTAGAGTCTAAGCGTATTGAGATGCTGCAAAAAGCTGGCTTGCTAGAGAACAAAGAGCTGGCAGAAGAAATGCTAGAGATTGAGCGTAGGCAAGAAATTCTTATGGTTATTCTTAAGGACATTGCAACAGAGCACCCTGAGATTCGTGATAAGATTATGTCTAGGCTTTCAGAAGCTTCGCAGAAACTAAATGAAACGGTTACTATAGTACACAATGTTTGATGATTTTTTAGAGGCACTAACAGATAGCCCATTCGAGGAAGAGCCAGTAGATGCTAAAACCTTCGTAGAGGGCGAAGACTACCTTGGCCAGCCACCCCTGTCTGACATACAGTATGATATCGTCAGGGCCATGAGCCAGATATATAAAGAAAAAGATCTGATGGCCCTCATGGGGGAAAAGAAAGGCAAGGAATACTTCCGTAAGTATACTAAGAATGAAATTATTCTTCAGCTTGGCAAGGGTAGTGGTAAAGACTTTACCTCAACTGTAGCAGTATCATATATCGTATATAAGCTGCTATGCCTTAAGGACCCAGCTAAGTATTTTGGTAAGCCATCTGGCGATGCTATTGATATTATTAACATTGCCATCAACGCACAGCAGGCCAAGAACGTTTTCTTTAAGGGTTTCAAGAGCAAGATCGAAAGGTCCCCATGGTTTGCTGGCAAGTACTATGCAAAAATGGACTCCATTGACTTTGATAAATCTATTACTGTTTACTCTGGTCACTCAGAGCGTGAGTCACATGAGGGACTTAACCTTTTAGTAGCTGTACTAGATGAGATTTCTGGTTTTGCTAGCGAAACAGGTAGCGGCAATGAGCAAGGCAAGACAGCAGATAATATATACAAGGCCTTCCGCGGTACTGTAGACTCTCGATTCCCAGACCTGGGAAAGGTAGTGCTCTTGTCCTTTCCGCGTTATCCAGGAGACTTTATTTCAACTAAGTATGAGGACTGCATCTTAGAGAAAGATATTGTAACTCGTAATCATAAGTTTATTATTAATCCAGATCTGCCAGAAGATGCAGATGGTAATTCTTTAGAGATCGAATGGGACGAAGAACAAATTGTGTCATACAAATACCCAAATGTGTTTGCACTAAAGCGTCCCACGTGGGAAGTAAACCCTACAAGGTCTATTGAAGACTTTAAGCTAGCATTCTATACTGACATGGGCGATGCTATGATGCGTTTTCTCTGTGTCCCAAAGTATGCTTCGGATGCTTTCTTTAAACAAAGAGAAAAAGTTTCTGCATGTATGACTGGTCGCAATCCAGTAGACAACTTTAAAAGATTTGACGAGTCCTTTAAGCCAGACCCAGATAAAAGATACTACGTCCACGCTGACCTTGCACAAAAACATGACAAGTGTGCTGTTGCAATTGCTCACGTTGAGAAGTGGGTCAATATTCAGGTAGTGAAAGACTATGAGCAGGTAGTTCCCTTTGTTGTAGTAGATGCCGTGGCATGGTGGGAACCGAAGATCGAGGGACCAGTCGACCTGTCTGAGGTTAAGCAGTGGATCCAGAACCTTAGGAGGCTCGGTCTTGATATCGGAATGGTATCCTTTGACCGCTGGCAGTCATTCGATATTCAGAATGAGCTTAAGGCCGTGGGTATGAGAACCGAAACTGTTTCCGTAGCTAAGAAACACTATGAAGACATGGCAATGCTAATTTATGAAGAGCGTCTAGTAATGCCTTCTATCGATCTTTTGTTCGAAGAATTGACAGAGCTAAAGATTATGAATAACAACAAGGTCGACCACCCACGCAAAAAGTCTAAGGACCTAGCAGACGCTGTCTGTGGTGCTGTGTTTGGTGCGATTTCTCACACTCCCAGGAACCGCAATCAAGAAGTAGAGATTCATACCTTCAGGGACAGGCCGAAGGTTAATGTTGCGGACCTACCAGACAATGTGATAAACTATAGACCCAAGGAAATGACAGACGATGTTCGGAGCTACTTGGACCAGTTTGGTTTAATTTAGCACAAAATATTGTGTGTTTTTTCAGGGTAAACAGCAGATGTAGTAAAAAAGGAGTGTACAATTGATACCTATTGACATTGTATACTTCTCAAATTATTCGGGAAATACTAAGAGATTTGTGGAGAGACTAGATGGAAACCGTGGTTATCGTATTCCTATCGATACTAGGAGTGATAATGTCGTTGCAGTTGATCGGGAGTTTGTTCTTTTTGTACCTACTTACGGTGGTGGCGAAGCTAGAACAGCGATCCCCCGACAAGTACGACATTTCTTAAATGTCAAACAGAACCGAGAGCTGCTCCGTGGAGTAGTCGGTCTTGGCAATACCAATTTTGGTGAACATTACTGCAAGGCTGCAGAACTTATTTGTGAAAAGACAGGGGTACCGTTGATCGCAAGAGTAGAAGTATTTGGTACCAACGAAGACGTAGACAAAGTAAAAGAAAGGCTGAACCTACTATATGGACAAGAAGTATAGCTACCATGAGCTAAATGCAATGCTCAACCTTTATGGAGCAGATGGCAAAATTCAATTTGACAAAGACAGAGAAGCGGCAAAGGCATACTTCCTAGATCATGTAAACCAGAATACTGTGTTCTTCCACAGCCTTGAGGAAAAGATTGAGTATTTAATTGAAGAAGAATATTATGACAAGGCAGTTCTAGATCAGTACAGCCCTGAGTTTGTTAAAGATTTATTTAAGCAGGCATATGAGCAGAAGTTTAGGTTCCCAACATTCTTGGGTGCGTTCAAGTTCTACACTTCGTATGCACTAAAGACTTTCGACGGACAACGCTACCTTGAGAGGTTCGAAGATAGAGTCTGCATGAATGCACTAATGCTGGCTAGGGGAGACAAGAAGCTGGCACTTGAGCTTGTCGAAGAGATTATTAGTGGACGCTTCCAGCCAGCAACGCCAACCTTCCTTAATGCTGGAAAGAAGCAACGCGGTGAGTTTGTCTCCTGCTTCCTGCTACGCATCGAAGACAACATGGAGTCAATCTCACGCGGCATCAACTCTTCCCTGCAGCTTTCTAAGCGTGGCGGTGGCGTGGCACTAAACCTTACAAACCTTCGTGAGTACGGTGCACCAATCAAGAAGATTGAAAATCAGTCTTCAGGCATCATCCCTGTGATGAAGCTTTTGGAGGACAGCTTCTCCTATGCAAACCAGCTAGGAGCTCGTCAGGGAGCTGGAGCCGTCTACCTAAACGCTCACCACCCAGACATCATGCGATTCCTAGACACCAAGCGAGAGAATGCGGACGAGAAGATCAGAATCAAGACTCTTAGTCTAGGTGTCGTGGTCCCAGATATCACTCTTGAGCTTGCAAAAGCAAATGATGACATGTACCTGTTCTCTCCATACGACGTTGAGAGAGTATACGGGGTTCCAATGTCAGACATCTCTATTACAGAAAAGTATGGCGAGATGGTAGATAATCCTGCAATTCGTAAAAAGAAGATTAGTGCACGTGAGCTATTCCAGACAATTGCTGAGCTGCAGTTTGAGTCGGGGTATCCGTACATTGTTTATGAAGACACTGTTAATAATGTAAACCCCATCGAGGGCCGCATCAACATGTCAAACCTCTGCTCTGAAATCCTACAGGTTAATACTCCTACTACGTATAACAATGACCTAAGTTATGATACAATTGGTAAAGACATTAGCTGTAACCTTGGTTCACTAAACATTGCCAAGATGATGGAATCTCCAGACTTTGGCAAGAGCGTAGATGTCGCAATCAAAGCACTAACTTCTGTAGCTGACCTCAGCTATATTGACTCTGTCATGTCTATTGCTGAAGGCAATAAGAAGTCGCGTGCTATTGGCTTGGGACAGATGAATCTTCATGGTTACTTTGGAAAAGAAAGAATGCATTATGGAGACGAAGAGTCCATTGACTTCACAAACATATACTTCTACACAATCCTATACCACGCACTTAAGTCGAGTAATACAACGGCAAAGCAAACAGCATCGCCGTTCGATAATTTTGAGAACTCAGCTTACGCAAGTGGGGAATTCTTTGAGAAGTACGTTACCCAAGACTGGGCACCAGCAACTAAGAAGGTTGCTAAACTATTTAAGAATGCTAACATTGAGATTCCTACTAGGGAAGACTGGCAAAAACTAAAGAAGTCAGTTATGAAGTATGGTCTGTACAACCAGAACCTCCAGGCTGTACCACCCACTGGATCAATTAGTTATATCAATAATAGTACTAGCTCGATTCACCCAATCGCATCTAAGATCGAGATTCGTAAAGAAGGCAAGCTGGGACGTGTTTACTACCCAGCTCCACACCTTGACAACGACAATCTAGAATATTTTGAGGATGCCTATGAGATTGGCCCCGATAAGCTTATTGATGTTTACGCTGCTGCAACCCAGCACGTAGACCAGGGTCTGTCACTAACTTTGTTCTTTAAGGACGATGCTACAACTAGAGATATCAACCGTGCACAGATTTATGCATGGAAGAAGGGTATTAAAACTATTTACTACATTCGGATCAGGCAGCAAGCTCTGCAGGGTACTGAGGTAGACAACTGCGTAAGCTGCATGCTATAGGAGATATGATGATAACAAGACCAGTAAACTGGAATGCAATTGAGGACCCAGTAGACCTAGACGTTTGGAATAGGCTAACTGCAAACTTTTGGCTACCTGAGAAGGTGCCACTGTCTAATGACGTTCAGTCATGGGGGACACTTCGTGACGAGGAGAGGGAGCTTTCTAAGAGAGTCTTCACTGGCTTGACCATGCTGGATACTATCCAGGGAACTGTAGGTTCTATGTCTATCATGCCAGATGCTCGTACCCTACATGAAGAAGCTGTTATCACCAACATCGCCTTCATGGAGTCCGTCCACGCCAAGAGCTACTCCAGCGTCTTTTCAACCCTCTGCTCCACCGATGAGATTGAAGAGGCCTTCCGCTGGTCCGAGGAGAACGAGTACCTTCAAAAGAAGGCACAGATTGTCCTAGATAAGTATCGTGGCGATGACCCACTAAAACGTAAAATTGCCTCTACCTTCCTAGAGTCTTTCTTGTTTTACTCTGGTTTCTACTGGCCAATGTGGCTGTCTTCCAGGGCAAAGCTAACAAACACTGCTGATCTTATTAGACTTATTATTAGAGACGAAGCAGTGCACGGCTACTACATAGGCTATAAGTTCCAGCTTGCGTACAATGAGCTAGACTGGAATTCTCAAGAGGAGCTAAAGACTTGGGCATACGGATTCTTAATGGAGCTGTATGAAAATGAAGTTAAGTATACCAGAGAGCTTTATGACGAGGTGGGCTTAACGGAAGACGTAAAGAAGTTCTTGCACTACAATGCGAATAAGGCACTAATGAACCTAGGGTTTGATGCACTATTCCCAGCAGAGGCAACTGATGTTAACCCAGCTATCTTATCTGCTCTGTCACCGAATGCAGATGAGAATCACGACTTCTTCAGCGGTAGCGGAAGCTCTTACGTAATTGGTAAGCACGAAGCTACAACCGATGATGACTGGGATTTTTAGTGTATAATAGAAAAGACAGATAAGGAATTATTGTGTACAAAGAAAACAGAACTTTAGACTGGATCCCACGGTTTGATGAGAGATCCAAAAACTATCCTATTAGACCGCTGCTTGGCACAAGGCGTACAGCAAGGAAAGCTACCTTTTGGCAAGAAGGAACAGTCCTAGACCAAGGTGCTGAGGGTGCCTGCGTAGGATTTGGCTGGATGGCAGATGTCTTGGCTAAGCCAGTTGCTCCAGAACAACAGCCAGCTGAAGAGCTTGGCAATTCATTGGCACAGTTCTATTATAAAGAAGCACAAAAGGTTGACCAGTGGGATGGCGAAGACTATGAGGGTACTTCTGTTCTAGCTGGTGCTAAGGTAATGAAAGAGTATGGTCTTATTTCAGAGTATCGTTGGTGCTTCTCTGTAGAAGATATCATTGATGCAGTATGTTTAAAGGGCCCAGTAGTCTTGGGTGTTCCATGGTTCCAGTCAATGTACCGCACATTGACTGGCGGTCTTGTTTATATTGATACTACAAAAGAGCCAGTCGGCGGACACTGTATTACAATTACTGGGTATGATCCTGCCATGCAAATTGGAAGGCAGACACTTGAGGTATTTAGATGGAGAAATTCTTGGGGCCACGACTATGGCGATGGAGGATCTGGATACATTAAGGTTTCAGACCTTAAAAGACTTTTTGAGCACGGGCAGGGTGCAGAAGCCTGTATTCCTCTAGTGAGAAACAAGCCAGTTCTTGAGTTCCCACCACGCAGCATTATTAAGAAGAGAACCTTCTGGGATATTCTACTTAATGCTGTTATTCAGTGGATTAAGTTTAGGTTCTTTCCTAACGGCTAGTTGACAAAGCTCATGCAGTCATATATACTGGTTGCATGACATTGGCCACTAGCTCAACGGCAGAGCAGAGAGCTGTTAACTCTAAGGTTCCTGGTTCGAATCCAGGGTGGCCAGCGGACCCCTATCCTAGCATCACTCAACGATATTTCACTGGATAGGGGTTCATATCGACCAAGTGTTACGGTAGCACGGCGGTCTCCAAAACCGTAGGACTAGGTTCAATTCCTAGGGTCGGTGCGATAATTAAATATGGTCTTGTAGCTCAGTTGGTTAGAGTGCCGCCCTGTCACGGCGGAGGTCGCGGGTTCAAGTCCCGTCAAGATCGCGAGCCTCTGTAGCTCAGGGGACAGAGCAATGGACTTCTAATCCATGTGTCGTAGGTTCGAATCCTACCAGGGGTACGAGTTATGGTAGAATATAAGTATACTTTTATAGATAAGAAAGAGAGAGTATAAGATGAGCGATGAGCCAAAATGCCCATTTCCGCATGAAAAGGTGCAAGGTGCCAAAGCACTAGCTACTGGTGAAAGTGCTAGAAAGTGGTGGCCAAATCAAGTTTCTGTGGATGCACTGCAACGCAATGGACAGAACAACAGCCCTTTTGAGAAAGACTTTGACTATTCAAAGGCTTATTCGGAGCTAGATCTCGAAAATTTAAAAAGCTTTGTGTTCGCCCTGATTACAAATTCTGGTCCAAGGTATGAAGAGGCAATTGCCGCTAGAGGTTTGGATGCAATGCCGTATGGTCAAAAGTACTGGTGGCCAGCCGACTGGGGGCACTATGGCCCTCTGTTTATTAGGCTAGCTTGGCATGCTGCTGGAACCTATAGAGTTAGTGACGGTCGTGGCGGTGCTGGCAGGGGAATGATTAGGATGGCCCCTCTTAACTCTTGGCCAGACAATGTTAATCTAGACAAGGCAATGAGAATTCTGTGGCCAGCTAAGGAAAGGTTTGGAGACGGGATCAGCTGGGCTGACCTGTTTATTTTGGCAGGTAACCTTGCTCTGGAGTCAATGGGATTCAAGACACTGGGCTTTGCTGCAGGACGAATTGATTCGTATGAAGAAGACGATACGTACTGGGGCAACGAAACTGCATGGCTAGCTAATGAGAGACATCGAGAGCAGACTATTCTAGATAACCCATTAGCAGCAACCCACATGGGATTAATCTATGTTAATCCAGAAGGCCCAGATGGCAATGCTGAAGATTTTACTGGGGCTGCTAGAGATATTAGGATTACATTTGGCCGAATGGCAATGAATGATGAAGAGACCGTTGCCCTTATTGCTGGAGGCCACGCTTTTGGTAAGGCACACGGCAATGGTGATCCATCTAAGGTCGGTGAGCCGCCAGCAGGAGCCCCCATTGAGCAGATTGGGTTTGGTTGGAAAAATGCTAATGGCAAGGGCAATGCTGAAGATACCGTGAGCAGCGGTCTTGAGGGGGCATGGACCCCAACACCCACCACTTGGGATAACAAGTACCTAGAGCTTTTGTATAAGTATGAGTGGCAAAAGGTTTTAAGTCCAGCAGGAGCACAGCAGTGGGAGCCAATTGACTGCCAGCCAGAAGATATGGTTCCAGACGCACACGTTAAGGGCAAGATGAATAAGCCAATGATGCTTACGACAGATCTAGCCCTAAGATTTGGCGACCCAGAATATGATCGAATTGCAAGATCTTTTGCAGAAGACTTCGATCGCTTCTCAGATGTTTTTGCCAAGGCATGGTTCAAGCTAACTCACCGTGACATGGGGCCCCTGGACAGATACCTTGGTGATGAGGTACCAGAAGAAGTATTTACTTGGCAAGACCCAATTCACAAAAATACTTTCCCTGAAATTACTGATAAAGATATTAATAATTTAAGAGGCAATATTATTAAAGAGCTAGAAACTACAGGGATTACCTTAAGCTATAACAACAAGGGGTATATTGAAAATAGAAAGCTTGACGTTCGGGATTTGGTTTTTACTGCCTGGGTGTCAGCCAGCACGTATCGTGATAGCGATAGGCGTGGTGGTGCTAATGGTGCAAGGATTCTTCTGGAGCCAATGAAATCATGGGAGTTTGTAGACTATGAGCGTGCCCACAAAACAGTAACATTTTTGACAGAGATCAGAGACTCGCTAAAGATTGAGATGTCGATCGCTGACCTGATTGTTGCTGGAGGAAATATTGGTGTAGAGATTCTGGCTAAAAATGCTGGCTTTGAGCTTAAAATGCCATTTGTTGGTGGCCGCGGTGATGCTACTCAAGATCAAATTGATGTTGAGTCTGTAGGTCACCTAGAGCCAGTACATGATGGTTTCTTGAATTGGACCAAAGTAAAGCGTAGCTATGGCGATGGTGATAGCTCATCTAGTGCCGTTGGCGATGAAGATGGCTCAGTTAACGGCTACTTTGGTGTCGAGCTAAGTGAAGACGACCTTGAGCTCTTGCCAATTTTGGGTAATGAAAATACTCAGGCAAACGTTTCTGAAGATTACCCTACTCTGTATGGTGATGCGACTGCCGATAGCGATGTGTACGTAGAGCTATCTGAAGACTCGTTTGTTCTAGAAGAGTTTGCAGAGTACCTAATGATTGAAAGGGCAGACCTTCTAAATCTAACTCCTAAAGAGTTGGTGGCATTGCTAACTGTATTTAGATCTGCATCTATTTATCACAGGTCATCTACTCTGAATAGAGACTCTACGTACTCTCCTGGTGACAATTGGAAGATTGGCACAGAGTTCTTGGAGCACATGGTGCTAAAAAGTTGGTATGCTTGGGAAGAGGCTAAGGAGCCTGACGACACTGAAAAGGTAACTACCTACGATCACCCAGCAAAACAATTTATTGGCAAACACCTGCACCCAGATAGCCCAACTTCATTCCGTGCTAGTCGCGTAGACCTATTGTTGGCTTCTAATCCTATTTTACGTGGGATCTGTGAGTTCTATACTCAGGCTGGCGGGCTGCAAAGACTAGTAGATGACTTTGCAAGTGCATGGAACAAGGTCATGATGCTTGACAGATACGACGTTAAGCGATAGAATAAAGGATCGCCCTCTTAGCTCAGCTGGCCAGAGCAACGCACTTGTAATGCGTAGGTCATCGGTTCGAATCCGATAGAGGGCTCGACAATAAACAGGAGAGAGAATGACAACATATATTAGGACAACTCCAGAACCAATCGATGTCCTTGACGAGGGCTATGTACGCCTCGTAGACGTGCTAGGAGACGATCTGGCGGTAGTTAATGCTGCTAGAGTTTCTTACGATAAGGAGAAAAACGAGTTTGAGGAAAGGGATGCAAAGCTACTGAAGTTTTTGCTTAGAGAGCAGCATACAAGTCCTTTTAGACATGCAGCCGCAACCTTTGAAGTTTATGCCCCACTATTTGTTGCAAGGCAATGGTGGAAATATGCGGTAGCTTCTACGCATGTAGATGAGCAAAATGGCTGGAATGAATCTTCTAGGCGTTACATTACTGAGGATGAGAAGTTCTACATCCCACTACCAGACCAATGGCGTAGTAAGCCAGAGAATAGCAAGCAGGGCTCAGGTGAGCCAGTAGACGAAGAGCTGGGCCAGAAGTACTTTGAGATGCTCTGTGAGTCTGTGGTACAGGGGACTGAGGCATATCACATGGCTATGGATGATGGCATTGCCCCAGAGATTGCTAGACTATTCCTACCAGCATACGGCATGTACGTACGTTGGAGATGGACTGTTTCGCTCCAGGGCATTCTAACGTTCCTTGACCAGCGTATTGAGCATGATGCACAGTGGGAAATTCAGGAGTATGCAAAGGCAGTTCGTAAACTAACTAAGGAAGCATTTCCAGAAACAATCAACATGCTATACGAGGAGGCGTGATGTCAGATTCAAAAAAGCAAAGCCTGACCAAAACCATTAGTTGGCAGATTTGGCACTTTGTAGTTATTGCTAGTATACTTTACTTTGTTACTGGAGAGTGGGAGTATGCTGGCCTAGGTGCCATTGTCTATATCACTATAGAGGCATTAGGGTTTTATGCCCATGAAAGACTATGGGCAAAATTTGGCAGATTAAAGTAATCTGTTATAATTATTAAACAACAAGGAGGGGTAATGGAGAACGTAATGTTTATTGTTTGGCACAGCTTGGCTATTGTTTTGCTGTCTGTGTCTTCTTATGGTATTGGCTATCAAGTAGCCAAAGATGGCCTAAAAAATATTCTAATTAAAAAGGAGAACTAATGACAACTGTCTACACTAAAAACAACTGTGTCCAGTGCGACATGACTAAAAGACTAATGGATAAGATCGGTGTTGAGTATGATACTGTGAATATCAGCGAAGATGCAGACGCACTGAATAAGTTAATTGAGATGGGTTATAAGGCGGCCCCAGTTGTCATGACTGACTCTGGAGATTCCTGGGCAGGCTTCCAACCTGATAAGATTACTGAGCTAGCAGCCTAACTGTGATCTAGCTCAAAGCTCCCCGCGATATGAAAACTATCTGCGGGGCTTAGCTTTATGGGGGAGTTATCGCTATCTGAGAATGGAACGTGCTGGCCATTAGAGCTAATCGAATAAAGCCCCATAATGTCTGAACCCTCTATTACGTGT